TCGTCGTCGCCACCGCTGAATACTGTGGGGACGGCATTTTGCGACCGGCGCAAGGCGCGCAGGATATCGACGCGGGCCTTCTCGGCATGCAGGGTGACGTTGATTTTTGGCACGGTGCGACGGGGCACGAGCACGGCGATTTCGCCATAGGTGTCGCGGTCGACGCTGCTGAAGTTGAGGTCTTCGCTGGTGGCCTGGTCGAGCACGGTGCCCATGTCTACCGCCGTGCCGATGACCAGCGCGCCGCACTCCACATTGCCACTGGCGCGGGTGAGCGTGACGGTGATGACTGCGCCGCTGTAGGGCGGCAGATCGAACAGGACCAGGCTGGGCTTTTGGCCGATGGTGCCGAACCAGTAGTCGTACCATGTCAACGGGGTGTAGAGCAGCATGCTCTGGGTGTGGGTATAGACCGGGACGGCGGAGACGGTCATGGTGACGGTGACGCTGTCGGCCACGCAGCCCATGAGGGCCAGTGCGTCGATGCGCATGCCGGGCGTGATGACCACCGTGAGCGGGCTGGCGACCTCCGTGGTGCTGCTGCGGTAGGTGTCGAACATGGCCCATTTGTTGGTGGGGCCAACGTCTAGCCAGTTGGTGGCGTCTACCTCGGGCAGCGTGGTGACGCCGGTGTGGCCCACAAGGCATTCGTAAACCCGATGCGTGGCGGTGCGGATGCGCAGGTCGCCCACGGCATAAGTGCCGGCAGACACCCAGGCGGTTTCGCCCGCCGACGGCTCGGCGGCCGTGCTGCTGGTAAGCATGCCGGCTGTGATGGTGACTGGTGGAATGACTTTCATGCTGGGGCCGTTTGCATTGCCTCGCCGTCATGCGTGACGCGGCGCAGGGTGTCTGAGGTGCGTTTGATGTAGGGGGCGGTTTCGGCACGCAGGGTGGCGACTTCGGCACGAAGCGCGCGGATTTCGGCCACCAGTTCGGCATTGCCGGCGGCGCGGCCACCTGCTGCGGGATTCCATGGCGCGGGCACGATTTCCTCATCCTTATGGACCATGGCCAGCATGTCGCGCGGCACGCGGTTGGTGCCCACGGCGAATGCGGGGATGCCGGCGCCAGCAAACAGGCGTTCGATGTCGGTCTGCAGGTAGCCGGTGGCGCGGGCGATTTGTGCCTGGGTGCCGCCAGCTTCCTTGATCTTGAGCAGGCTTTCTGCGCTGCCGTCATAGGTGGCGTTGATGAAGGCGTTGAGCGCGGAGAGCTTGGAGACTTCGGCCGGGTCGGTGATGAAGGCTTTGCGGATGCCGTAGCCGCCGAGGTCGTATGCGTCGTAAAACTGGTTACCCGCGAGGCTGGCGCCCGTTGTGCCACCGCCCACAGTGACGCCGGTGGACAGCTTGGGCGCAGTGGATGCGGCGCCGAAACCACCGATGGCAGTGGGGGTGCCTTGCAGGCTGCTGGCGGTGCGGGCCTGGTAGCGGCGCAGCTCAGTGGATGTGGCAGCGTTGCTGGCGGCCAGGGTGAGCAGGTTTTGGCTTAAGGACGGCAGCAGGGCTGCAGCTTTCTCATCGCCCGCCCGGGCTTGTGCGGTGGTGGTGGCAAACAGACCCTGCGCGGCGGCCAGGCTTTGGCTGCCACCGCCGTCGATGAGGCCACGGATGCGCTTGATTTCAGACTCGATGCTGTCGGTGGCGCCGAGCCATGCGGTTTTAAGGCTGTCGGCAGCGGCCTGGGCGGCGTCGGCGGCTTCCTGGGCGGCGGTATTCAGGTCTTCCTGCGCGTAGATCTGGCTGAGAAGTGACCGCGTCGTATCGTCAGTGGCAGAGGACAGCTCATTTCGACGATCGATTTCAAGCGAGGTACTTTTGCCTGTCAGGATGTCAAGCCTGTCTTGCAAACTGCTCCTGACTTTTAGCGCTGCAGCGGCCTCTGAATTGGCTTTCGTAATCGCGGCCGTGGCCTCGGCAGTTGCAATTTGTGCGCTTTCCAGGTCATAGAATTTTTGAATCAGCTTATCGGTCGGTTCGTCGGCTGCAGCCAGGGCGGCAGCCAGGTCGACCTGCCGCTGGGTGGTCTTGCCGGTAAGGATGTCGATCTTGGTCTGCCAGTCTGCCTGCGCCTGCAGCGATGCATCACGCGCAACCTTGAGCTGCATGGCACCGTTGATGGCAGCGTCTACTTCTGCCTGCGACATCGTCGCAACTTCAAGCCCATCGAAGGCGTGAGACAGGTATTCAGGCAGATCTGAATTTTTGAGGGTTCCCAGCAGCACGCGGGACATGGCGAGCTGCACCGCGGCATCGCTGACAGCCGTTTCGCCGATGGAATAGCCACCCTTGCCGACCACGCCGCCAGACAGGGCAAAGTTGGGGTTTTCGCCCTGTGCGCCGGTATTGCCGCCGTAAAAGAATTCGGTTGCAGAGGGCGTGATGCCAAGCGCGGCAGCAGTTGTCAGGTAATTGTTTTTTAATGTACTGACTGCATTGGCGCTGCCGGCGCTGGCACCGTAACGGGTGCCCAGGTTGTTGGTGACGTTGCCCAGGGAATCGACACCGATGGCAGACTCGCCCGTGGTGGCGCTGGATTTGTAGCCGCCACCGCCCATGAGGGCAGCGATGGCACCGATGCCCAGCGCGATGGGGCCCAGTGCGCCTACGAGCGTTCCCAGACCATTGGCAACACCGCCAGCAAACAGGCTGCTGCCACTGCTGAGCAGGCCGGTAACGCTGCCCTCTGCGCCCCAGGCGGTGAGGCCACTGCTGACTCCCGAGCCGAAGGCGCCCGCGCTGCCGGCCACGCTGCCAATGGTGCCGATGCTGCTGGCGCCGCTGGCTGCATTGGCCACGCTGGAGAGGCCGAGCGCGCCGGTGACGGTTTGCGCCACCGGGTTGACGATGGCCGAAATGACCGGGCGCAGCACCATCGTTTTGAACATGTTGACGACGGTGTCGCGGAAGTTTTCGGCAAAGCCTTTGCCGTCTTCAAAACCGCGCATGAGGGCGTCGGTGAGGGACTGGTTGATGATGTCGGCGGTGCGCTTCCATTCTTCGGCGGCGACGCGGGCGGCTTCGGCTGCGGCGGTGGCTGCGCCTTTTTGACCGGTGAGCGTGCGGCGCTCTTTGAGCAGGGCGACCTCGATGCGGAGCTGTTCGGCGCGGTCTTTGCCGGTGCCAAGAGCTTCGAGCCGGGTGGCCTCGTTTTCCTTTTCGGCGATGGTGTCTGCCAGCAGCGCCATTTCATGTTCGACCAAAGCCTGTTCGCTCAGGCCGATGACGGCGACTTCTTCCTTGAGCGCCGTGTTGCCGTCGCGCAGGGCTTTGACGGCGGCGTTGCGGGCTTCGAGCTCGGACTGGAGGTAGGCGGTGACCGAGTTGTAGTCTGCGTTGCGGGCTTTCTGGCGCTCGGTGGCGGATTCTTTGGCGGCAGCGATCTGGCTCTTGTCGATTTGCAGGAGCAGGTCTTGCACGCGGATCTGCTCCAACCCTGCGGCAATGCTATCGCGCTGTTTGGCGGTGATCTTGCCTTTGGCTTCAGCCAGGTCGTTGGCGATCTTGGCGGCGAATTTCTCCTGGTCGGTCAGCGCCCTGCCCGCTGCGAGTTCGCTGGAGACAAGGGCGAGGCGCTCTTTGATGGATTTGTTGAGCGCGTCGTATGGGCTGGCAGCGGCTGCGCCAGAGGCAGTGCCGAGTGCCTTGGCGGCTGCGCTGATGGCGGCGGAGTCGCCTGTGGGGGTTGGTTTGGCGGCTTTCTCGCGGGCGGTTTCGGCCTGCTGCAGGACGGTGCGGTAGGCTTGCGTGGTCTTGAGGATCTCGCGCACACCCTGGAGCTGGGCGTCGAGGTTCTTGATGACGCGGCTGTCTTCGGCATAGCCGGCACGTTTGAATTCAAGGCGCTGGTTTTCGAGGCGCAACAGGGCCTCGGTGTTCTCGACGAGGGCCTTGTTGTTCTTGAATTCGTCGGTGCCGGTCAGCAGGGTCTGGATGCCGGCGATGACGGCGGCGTATTTACCACCCTCGATGGCCGCGTCTGCCATGGCTTTGGCGGTGTCGCCCAGGCCTTTGACGAGGTCGCTGGCCAGCGTGACAAACAGGCCGTCGCCAGCAATCCGGATCTTGGTGAGGTTGTCTTTGAACTCTTCGGCCTGTTTGGCGAAGTCTGCCGACATGACGATGCCGAGCTTTTTGGCTTCGTCGCCCATGTCTTTCAGGCCGGCCGATCCGGCATTGAGCATCGGGATCAGGTCGGCACCGTTTTTGCTGAGCAGCGCCACTGCGACGGCGGTTTTGTTGGCGCCGTCTGCGCTTTCGGAGAATCGGTCAGCGATCTGGGCAAAGACCTTGTCGGCCGCCAGCACGTTGCCCGCAGCATCCTTGACGTTGATGCCCAGGGCCTTGAAGACGGCGGCCTGCTCCTTGTTGCCATTGGCGGCGGCGCTGATGTTGACGTTGAGCTTCTTGATGCCGTTGGCGAGGCCTTCGGTGCTGACGTCGGCCAGGTTGGCGGCGTATTTGAGCTTGGACAGGTCTTCGACCGCGATGCCGGTCTTTTGGCTCAGCTTGTTAAAGCTGTCGGCCAGGTCGATGGCCTGGTTGACCTGGGTACCAAAACTGATGACGCTCAGGCCCGCAATGGCAGTGGTGGCGAGCGCAGCGAAGCTGCTACCTACAGCGCTGACGGAGTTGCCGAGTTTGCCGGCCTCCTGCGAGACGCGGGCGAAGACGCCGCTGGCTTCGTCGGTGGCGGTGAGCTTGATGCCTACGTTTTGCACGGTGCGGCCCCGGTGTTAGTTGTGGCTTTGGCTTTGCCGTTTGGCGGCGATTTCAGCCCACGCGTCGAGGCTGGCCTGCTCTGCAGCGCAGATGGCCTGGTAGATGGTGGTGCGCTCGGGACCTGCCAGGCCCAGCTCGTCAAGGTGGGCACGCACGCCCGCGCGGGACAGGCCGGTGCGCCTGCCTTCTGAGTACAGCCACTGGGTTTGCAGGGCGCACCAAGCCTCCCACGCAGGGACGCTGCAGGGCCAGAGCAATGCAACGACGTCAGGCGCTGCCTGCTTGCGGGCCGCACGGTCTTTGGCCATCGCCGCAAGGATGGGATTGGACTGATCCTGGAGGGGCGTCGGGGCGTCATGGTCTGCGGCACCTTGGGCGAGCTGACGGGCGAGCGCTGCTAGTTTTTTGCGATGCAGCCGCAGTGGACTTTGTAGAGCCGCCAGGCCAGCAGGTTGAGGCCGGGGTGGGCGTCGAACAGGTCACGCAGGCCGGCTTCGGTGTAGGCGACGTTGGCACCGGCGTCGTCGCGGACGTCGTCCCAATTGGTGACGAGGGTGGCGAGCTTGTCGGTGACGGGCTGGTAGTCGCCCTTGGTTTTGACGGCGTCCATGATTTCAACGTCTACCGCGTCAAGCTCTTTTTGCTTGAGGCGTTTGGCGATGAACTTGACGGAGAAGTCTGTAGGGTTGCCGTCGGGGTCTTGCTCTTGCCCTTCGACGGTGAAGCCAACGATGTTGGCTACTGCGATTTTGATTGCCATGGTGTGCCCGATCTGAAAAATTGAAAGTTGTGCGGAGAAACAGCGCCCGAACGGGTGCGCACGGCGTGCAAAGCTCGGGCAGATACCTTGCGGGCAGACTCTGGGCGAATTCCCAAAGCCTGCCCTGCCGTGCGCGATCCGGATCAGTAGCTGATGCAGCGGCCCTGGAAGCTGATGAGCGCCTGGACCTTGTTGGGCTGGCCGCTTTGCTGGCTGGGGACTTCGCTGGTGATCATGTAGCCGTAGCCATAGATGAGCGCGCCGCCGCCGAGGACCTGCTTGTAGGCCACCAGAGTGCGGGTGCGACTGACGTCCAACATGGTGGCGTAGTTGGCGCCATTGGGGTCGTGGCCGAGGTCGAGCGTGATCTTGGTGGGCTCGAAGCCGATGGGCAGGGACAGGCCGTTGCGCTTGGCCAGGGGGTTGATGTCCATGAACCGTGCGCCGCCACCCTGCGGGCTGATGCCCAGGACCTGCGGGATTTCGAGCCAGGAACTGATTTTTTGCATGGTGCCGGTGCCGGTGCCCGCTGCAAACAGGGAGGTGCTGGTGGTGTTGAGGCCAAGCGGGCTGAGCGTGTCTGCGGTGAGCTGGTCGGCTTTGTAAACGCTGTCGGTGGCGTCTTCCCAGCCGCTGGTGAACAGGAATTCGTCACCATCGGAGTAGCCGTGGGCCACACTGGTGAGCACGGCCGGATTGGCGTTGGACGCTGCGGTGACGGTCTTGGCTGACGCGAATGTGGTGGAAAAGTAGAACTTGCTACCTTCTGGGCTGTTGTAGGACATGCTGGGTTACTCCTGTGAAAAATTGGCGGATTGGTCGAACTTTTTGACGCTGAAATTGAGCGTGGCGCAAACGGTTTGTTCGCCATCGACATCAAAATCGAGGGCGATGGTTTCGGGATAGGTGCCTGCGACGGCGTCGCCGAGCGTGGGGTCTGCGGCCAGGCGCTGGTAGATGGCCATGACGAGGGGGTCGACGGCTTCATCTGCTGATGTGGTGCCGGTGGCGCGGGCGTAGGCTTCGACCTCGACATGGATGGCCCACTGGATGGGCATGCCCTGCAGGTTGCGCTCCAGCGGATCAGCCCGCAGGGGGCGCACGACGACGGCCAGGGGCACGCTCTTCGACACGGGGGCCTGCTTGAGCCGCTCGATAGACGCGCACACGGGGGTGCCACTGCGCAGGGATGCGACGATGGCAGTGGCTGCGATGTTGAGCAGGGTTTTCATGCAACCCCCAGCACGAGGACGGTGACGCCAGAGCTGCCGGGCTCGGTGCCGCGCACGGTGTAGCGGATGCCTGCGTGGTCAAACGCCATGCCGATGACGTTGGCAGGCACGCTGGTGCTGGGCAGGGCGAACGAAGGCGCGGTGGTGGCCATGCCGTAGGCGCCGACGCTGGCCAGCTCATACGCCTCGTGGAACTGGCCCACCACAGGATCCCATCCGAGCATGCCTTCATCAGCGAATTCTTCGGTGTCGAAGAAGACGGTGAGGTCGTCGATGATGAATGAGCCGGACATGGTGAGCGGGTCTGACGTGGCGTATGAACGTGCGTGCGTGGTTGGCCGTGCGTGCGCTGGATTACGTGAATGTGGTCAGCGCGGCGCGCTGCCAGTAGCCGTAGCCGACGTTGCGCATGGCTTTGACGCCGTACTGGTGCTTTTTCTCTTTGAACTCGAGCTCGGAGCCTTCGGCGATGGCGTCGATGCTGACTTTTTCTTCTTCCTGGCGGATAAGGGCTTTGGTCTGGGCGTCGGTGCGGAAGGTGGCGAACTTGGTGGTCCAGGTCAGGCGGGCGTTGACGCGCAGGGCCACCTGGAAGCCGCCGAGCGACCCCATGGTGAGGATGCGGTTGCTGCGGCTGGTGGAGGCGTCCACAATGATCTGGGAGCCGATGGCGCCGGCTGCCGAGGACATGAAGGGCACGGGGACCATGATTTCGAACGCGCGGGCGTTTTCGTTCATGGGCTCACCCTGGTTGTCCTTGAAGCCCATGATGGCTTCGATGGACTTGAGGATGGCGGTCTCCATCTCGCCACTGGTTGGCGCGGTGGTGGTGGCGATGTCGGACGTGAGGTCGTTGCTTTGGCTGCCGCTGGCGTCTTCGACGTGGTCGGTGTCGAAGAAGAACTGACCGTCGTAGCAGACAGTGCTTTCTGCGGCGATGATCAGCGCGGACAGCAGGCTGGCCCAGTGCGCGTTGGTACGCTCGGCGAGTTCGCGAACGCGGACCATGACCTGGCCGGTTTTGTCGCGGCGCATTTCATCGACCAGGACTTCGAGCGTGGCTTCGAAGTTTTTGTTGGCGATGGTG